CGTTGAGGGCGGCATTCTTGGACTCCTTTCGACGCTGCTTCTCATAGTCAACCACCCCCTTCACGAGGTAGTACCCCATGACGGTGGTAGCGACGATGCGATAGGTAGCGCTGGTCAGTTTGGCTGCTGTCACAACAGCATTGACAATTGGCATTGGCTTGCTCCGACTTGAGATGTGATCCACCGGGCTACCTCCTCCCGCGACACAACGCGGGCGGCCAGCTCGGTGCTGGAGAGCGGGTTGTTCCACTCTTGGTTCCGGTAGATCACGCCCCCATCGGGCGTTCCAAGCACAACAGCTACGTTGCGCCCTTCAGCGAATCGGTCGTTCAACCATCGACGTTGTCGAGGCGTGAGGTCCGGAAGGATCTCTGCGCTTCTCGGTATTCTCGGAATGAACTTGTACTCGACCCAAAGGTCGCCGACATCCCCGCTGTAGTACACGTCGGGGGTGCCAGAGCGCAGCGGGTTGTACATCTTCTCGATGTACGGCTTCTTCCCGCCGAACTTCTTGTGGACAGAGCCAATGAACGTGTTCTCAGGTTTGGTTGACATCGAAGACCTCGCGGATGGTTTGCTGGAGATCTTCCAGACTACCACCGTTGATGATCTTGAAGTCGCCTTCCTCACCCTTGAACTCGATACCGGCTTCAGAGGCATGCGCCTCCACAGCCACGGTGTTCGGACGCCCGATGTGGATCACGCGACCGCCTTGGGCGCGAACCCATGCAGCCTCGTTCTCGAAACGAACGTCAGCGATCACCATGCCGGGGCCGTAGTTGAGCAACCGCTGCTTGGCCAGAATCAGCCAGAGATCGGGGTTGATCAGCTGCCGGCCCCACTCGGTACCCAGCGTCTGCATGAGCCGACGAGGGCTCACGCCAATGGCAGCGATCACGTTCTCCTTGTTCTCCTGCCAGTACGGGTCGCGCATGTCGATGCCGAGCGGCACCAGCATGGCCCGAATGGGGTCGGCGAACGAGTAGATGTAGCCACCACGCTGCGCGAGGATGAGGTTGGCCACAGTGTCCTTGCCCGAGCGGGCACGGCCATGAAGGCCGATTACCGGCGTGTCACGCATGCGAAGATCTCCTGAAGATGCACGGCTTGGGTGATGGCGTCGTCGAGACCGTTGTGATGCACACCTTGACGCACCAGCGGCACGTTCCCGCCGAAGACCCGCTTCATGGTGCGATAGCAGCGGTTCTTGCCATACGACCACGGCTTGATCATGTCGAACGAGTCGTACAGGCTGCCGATGATCACGTTGTCGAAGTCAGAACCGTTGCCCCACAGCTCGACCTTATTGCCGCCGTTGCGAGCGACGAAGTGCGAGAACTCGTTGAGTCCGTCTTCGGTGCTCAGACGCGAGGCCACGTTGATCTTGCCCTTGACGATCAGGTCGTCCTCGTCGCGCTTGGCAAACACGACCTTGGCCGCGTCGCTCTGCATCATCCACCAGCGCACGGTTTCGGCGCTGATGGTCCGCCCCTTGATCTGTTGCAACTCGAGATCGTCGGTGAACTCGACGTAGAACGTCTCACCGAGGGCCTTGCTGTGCGGGTCGAAGACAACGGCGCCGATACTCAGCACGACAGCGCTCTGCTGGGTGTCGAGGGTCTCGATGTCCACCATGATGTGGTTCATGTGGCTACTCCTGAAGGATTGAAAAAGCCCGGGAGCTCACGCTCCCGGGCTCCGCTCTGACTGAGTACCGGACGGTTTACGCCGTCTCGGTAGGAACGGCCTTTTCGCCGGCGGTCACGGTAGGTGCGACGGTGGGGACCAGCTTCAGCAGATCGGCGTCGGCCTTGGTCAGTTCGGCAGTGGCGACCTTGATCGCCTTGTCGCTTTCCTTGGCAGCCGTGGTGTAGGCCTTGGTGGCTTCGGCCACAGCAGCCTTGTGAGCCTTTTCCAGCTCCTTCAGCTTCGCGGCATGGGCCTTGTCCAGAGCAGCACGGTCCTTGGTCAGACCAGCATGCTTAGCCTTGGCGGCCTTGGCCGAGTCCTTGGCGTTGTTGACGGCCAGCTTCTTTTCGGCCGGGGTGAGGATGACGCTCGATGCACGTGCCATTTCAGGCTCCTTAGTTCGTTGATGGCACTGGCGGTACCCGGCCAGAAACGGGTTAGGTGGAGAGACAGATTCAAAATTGTCCATCTCTCACAGTGGTGGGTCTGGGGGCCCTACCCCCTCTCCGGCTTACAAGGCCGGTCAACTCAGAACCCGTTGATCAGCGGACGCCGCGACGCACAGGCTGGCCACGACCGGCAGTAGCACCCTTGGGGGGAGCGTACTGCGAGACATCGGGCTCGGCCGTCAGGCGCGTGTTGGCTTCTTCGCGGCGCGACATGTAGGTCTCGAACTCCTCGGCCTTCAGCGGACGAACCACCGAGAAGCGAGGCGCGGCGAACTGCACACCTTGATCCAGCGTGATGCGTGTGACCACGCCGATCGGGACGGTCTTGTGCTTGCTGGCCAGCGTCTGGACGTAGGCATCGAAAGCCTTCATCGACGTGGGCGGCACGCTCATGATCCAGATCGGGGGCTCGTCGCCGTCCATCGCCACGGGCATCACGGCCAGCAGACGCGTGTTCTTGCAGGCCTTGCCCTTGCCAGCGCTGCCGAACTGGTTGTTCGGGCAGGCAGAGCAGGTCTCGGCTTGCTTGTTGGGCGAGTTGGGGCTGGGCACCAGCAGGCTGGGTTCGGCGCCGATAGCAAAACAGCCGGGGGGTTGTGGATTGTCGCGATCGAACGGACCGTCGTAGAACAGGTTGCTCGACACGAAGTCGACGACCACCACTTCCAGTTCCTCGCCTTCATTGCCGTCGGGCGTGATCAGGCTGCGGTTGGAGTTGAAGCGGATGCGATCGCCGGACGGGGTCGCGATGCGCTTGCTGATCTCGGCCGCCTCCTTCGCGAGTTGCTCGGCGTAGTTGACGGGGAGGTTGGCTTTTGCGCGGGTTGCCATCTGTGATTCTCCTTGAATCGTTACACGGAACGGATGTTCAGCTTGCGCTGAGTGAAGGGCACGACGCCCGGAATTGCGCCCTTGTGGTCGAACAGCTCACGGCAGCCGGTGACCGACGGACGACGTTCGAGCAAGTGGTAGTACTTGTTCTTGTGGATGTACGCGTAGAACGCGTCCCAATCCTCGACCGACGGCTTGACCGACGTCGAAATCGAAACCGTGGCCTTCGAGCCGGTCGACTTCGTGATGTTCTGTTGGTCCATCTGTTCGATCAGATCGTTTTCCGCGAGGTCGATTTCTTGGGCCTTCGCCTTGAGCAGCTCTTCGAGCTGACGCTTCTCTTCACGCAGTGCATGAAGAGCATCAATTTTAGCACCGACGGTACTCATTTTGATATCACTCCAGAGGATAAATTTTCAGGTCTGCCAGCAGCGCGGGCAGTTGACGATCTTCGTGAACGCCCCGTTGCGCTCACGAACTTGGCCCCGGCCTTCGCAGACCGGGCACACCTTGTTCTGCAGGCCCTCGTAGGCCTTTTTCACCGCATCGAACTTCTCCGCGTCACCTCCTTCACGGTCGGGGTGGTACTTCATCGCCAGCCGCTTGTACGCGGTCCGGATCTCTTCGTCGGTGGCAGTCGGCGCTACGCCGAGGGTGTCGTAGTGGCTCATTTCGGGCTCGTTGCTTTTTTGTGGCGGCGTTTGATAACACGAACATACTCGTCAGAGAGCCCATACTTTGCGGCCAGTTCTTTGGTTGAAAGAGTTGATAGGGCGATGTCCCAGCGATCCGCTGGAAGAATTTTGCTGCGCTGAGTGCCTGCCAAGATTCGATCAGCACAGTTTTCTTTATCTGCACCTACATAGAGGTGCGTGGGATTCACGCAACGCTTGTTATTGCAGCGGTGAAGAACGTGTCCACCATCGGGGATCTTCCCATGGAAGAGTTCATAGCTCTTACGATGGGCGCGAACCCAACCATCAGCTACAGACAGATTGAACTGACCGTATCCTTCCGGGAGAACGTACCCAGTCCAGTTCCAACACTTCGTAGCTGGATCGACTTCCATGTTCTCCACAAGCCGAAGGTGTAGTGTTTTACGGGCGATCGTCACAATGCCTCCGTGTCATGATTACTTACTGTAGGACGTATCATACCCGCCCTCGGCCGAAAGCGGTAGGCCCGGCGCCCAATCAGGCGCGGTAGACATGATCTCTATGATGTGTGCCAAGGCCTTATCTGCTTTTTTCGCGGGTACTACACAAATTATTTCGTCATGGGTCATGCAAACGATCCGGTAACCGGCATCGTGGATCTTCAACATCTGTTCGGCGATGATGATTCGTGAGAGAGCCTGCACCACGTTCTCAGTGAGCAGCCCGCCGTACAGCTTGGTCCGGCCAGTACGTGTGAGGTAGGTGGTCTCAGTCATGACGAGATCGTCGCGAGTGATTTCAGCCGTACCGTGCAGGCCGAAGTACTGCAGGAACATGCCGTTCGGCAAGCGGACGAACCCTTTGCCGACTTCGAGCGGCCCTTCCTTGGACTCGATCCCCAACGTCATGTTGGTGATCACCTGATCCATCTTCTTCCAGAA